ATAGCCAAGACTTTGAAACAGTCATCCGGGCCCTTGCGGACTGCGGGTATGTGGGATTTTGGCGAGTGCTTAATGCTCAATATTTCGGAGTCCCCCAGCAACGTCGTCGAATATTCCTGGTCGCAGGTTATCGACAAATGCCCCCCTTCGAGTTCCTGGCTGACGCCGCGCCAGTGGACGCAATACCTCCAGCGTCTCGATCGATCCAGTGGCCATGCCCCGCGGATGCCTGGGCTGCCAATACTTTATTGGCAAGCAAAGCCGGCTCCCAAATCTCTTTGGGCTGTACCACTTTCGTCGCTCACGCGAACGGATGGGATCAGATGGCTGAGCGGCAGCGAGCGTCTGAGGATGATGGGTTTTGCCTCGGACTGGATGCGGCCAACCTTGCAGAGGCTTTTGGTGCCGGAAACGCCGTTGTTACGCAGGTTGCGGAATGGATTGGGCGGGGGTTGATAGCCATGGGCTAATATCAAGTCACCGATCATTCCGGAGCAAAGGACGTCATGCCAACCACGACAAATCATCCGCTGCTTAAATTTCTGGCCACCCTGCCCCAGTTTTTCACAGCGCTACGAGAGGGCGGCGTGATAGATATGCGCTCCGGCGCCTTTGTGTCAAAACATGAGGGCGGTGATGAACCTAAGTACCGAGATACGCTCGCTATTCGATGGCCGGGGCAAGAAGTCGGGGTATACGCCGTGGTCGACGGAGAGAAATTTGGGCGTCTCCAGGTCAAGGAAGCTGTTCTATTGGGAGCCGATGAGCGCGCTTTACTCCAGCAATTAGAAAAAGCGTTGAGCTGATCTCGACCTTAGCTGCGATGGCGTCAGCTCGTCACGGGACCGTAAAGGCTGCGCACAGATCCGGAGAACACCCAAATTAACTCAGAAAGAGAAAAGCCAAGTGATCTACCGATCGCTGGGGTTCTTTGCCTGTAAATGGGGCAGGCGTTGTAGGGTATCGGCGCGAATGTTCCAACGCCACGCTATCAACCGCGTGGCGCCTAATCCCTTCAGCCTACAGGCGTGAGTGCTGAGTCGACTATTAATGCTTGTTGGTGAGAGAGCTAGGCGGACCACCGATAAGATCCAGCCCCTTCGCCGTTAGCAATACACTGACAGCCCAGTCGGAATGAACAGTGCCAGACACATATTTTTCAGACTCAAGAAAACGGACGCACTGCGCGGCGAAAACATGCTGAGGCGAGTACTCCGTCGCGGTGGTCCGGCCGTAAGTATCCGTTTCCACATAAGACGGGCCATCAACAAGACCCAGTTCGTCAAAGCGAAGATCAATAGGTTGCGGAAAAGCATCCGCCAAAGCGGAAAATACACGCGTTACAACTCGATCAAATTCAGCAGCATTTTTCAGATCCATTGGAAAAGCTCGTCAGCAGTATTGGAAAAACGATTGTAAACTAATTGCTTCGTATAATGGATGCCATGGAAATATCACTCGCGACACCACCAAGACTGCGCGTAAGCGCAGCCGTCGATATATTCGATTCCACTCAACACAAAACCCGTAACGGCCATTCCCGCAAGCGTTGCATCTAACAGCGGCGGCAATGGATCAGGCTCCAAAGGCATGCCCACCTCCACCCGCGCGACATTCGTTGCCCGCCCCAACTCCTCACTGACCGCAGAATTGACCATGACATTGCCCTTTATGGCAGGATACTGACGCCGCGCTTTGGCATCCAGCGCGATACCGCATGACCTCATCGGAGTGACCAGTAGGTGCATGTGGGAGCCCTACTCGTCACTATCAATGTCGAGCATTGATTCCACGGCGAAGGCCAGCGCCCCATCAGCCAACTCAAGCAGATCACAAAGGTCGTCGTTATCAATCAGCCTGTTTTCGTGCAGCGCATAAGCTTGCATCAGCAACGCCTTGTGATGAACACCTGGCTGGGCGAGTAGCGTGGCTTTGTCTGCGAGCATGGTTTGCCAGCGTGATAAATCCATTTGCACGGCGGGGACTTCGGCTGTGATTGTGCTTGTCATCGATTCGGACTCCACGGCGAACGATACTGTATGCATAGACAGTATATTCATGGTCTTCGGATAACACCTACAGATGCCGACGAAATGCCTTACAGGCATCAGAGAATGACTTGAATATAAATCCTACTTTTGACAGCTTATTCAAGACAAAAAAAACCCGTCTCAGCCGAAACTGAAACGGGCGTTTCCCCACACCAACAACCGTTACTTCATGTCGTTAAAGTGGTCTCGTAGGAACTCGTAAAAGCGAAACGCTTTAAACAATCTCCATACGAGGCTCAGCGTACGCAGCAAAAGCTTCATACGTTTTGGCCTCCAGGTTGGGGGCCAAACCTCCAGCGCACTTACCGGATCACGCGTGCCTTCGGGCATACACGCTAGCGTTACCCATGAGGCGGCCGGTTGAGTTCCCCCCGAACAATCATTCCGGCACGGGTGCAAACCGTGTCAGAGGGCGCGAAACTGTTATGTCACCGGCCAAACCTCACAGACGCACTAGCATGTGAGCGCCGGCATATTAACCTAGAAACTCAAGCGCTATGGCTGATCTTTGACGTTCCAAGGCAAAGAGATGACGTGTTTTTGTAAAACGTTATTTCTGTCAGTTTCAAGCTAACGCTTTGAGCACCACAATTCACTACTGGTACCTTCAGATGATGTAAATCAACCAAAGCAAAATAACGTTGCAAGGGTAAGCAAAGCTTAATATGATGCCCCCACGCTAGTGTTGCCCGTGAGATGCACCAAGTCCCAGCCGCAAGCTGAGGCTTACAAAAGAACCGCCCCGCAAAGGCGGTTTTTTTTCGCCTGTCGTTCGGGTCTTGATCATGTGCGTTGCGCTTCGGACACTGCTGCCACATCGGGTGGACGAGGGTTTGATTCGTAGGCTGTGGGCGCTGTCTTTCTTTTTGTTCCAGTCATCGTGTGTGCCCGAGCTTGGCGCATGTTTCCAGGTAATCTGCGACCACCTCAGCAAACGCGCCTTGCAACGCATCGACTGACTCGTCCTGGAAGCCAACGATGTCCTTGATGCCCGCGATATGTCCGATGAACAGCCATATTATTGGATGTACTAGATTTGCGCGGTGTAACCACCGGCTTTCATCTCGTTGACTTTTCCACTCTTACGCTGTGTTCTTTTCAGAACATTGGGTGGCTTCATGTCGCAGTTGTAGGCAAACTCCGAGAGTTGCGTAAGAGGGTACGCTTGCTGTGCTTTTGGGCAGTTACCTCCTTGTTGGTCATATCTACGTCGGGATACTCTCCAGACGTCGCTGCACATTCAGCGACCGGGCGTGAGACCCCGGGTACCAATCAAGGCGCAAAGCGCCACAGAACCCATCGCGGCGTTTTTTTTCCGCCTGCGATACGGTTTTATGGCGGCTGTGCGTGGAAGGCCTTCGGGCCTACCGGTTGCCTTGATTGCCGGGTCTCACACCACGTACGGCTGCCACCCAAGCTTTTGAGACGGCTAAGTGGCAGTTCCTCAAATCAAGGGAACTGATAATGAACAAAGTAAATCCGCCCAAAAATCGTCCTTTCGCTCGCCGCTGTTCCTCGCTGCCTAGCTTCTCGCTCCGTTGCCTTCACCTTTGCATCAATGGAGGTGGCAAATGACTGAGTCATTAGAAGCAAAAACCATCGGCCTCACCCCCTTCATCTTTTGCTCAGACAAACCGTTATTCCGTGTCAACGGGGGCGTTCCTGTCGATGCAGCTTTGGCAATGGCATCCGATCTGCTGTTCCTGGCCAAAGCGCTTTCAAAAGACGCGGCTTATGACAGAGAAACCGACCGCTTTTCATGGGCTGCGCACTATTTGACGTCGATGGGAAAGGCGGTGATTGACGATGTGGTCAAATCCGTAACACCGCCCCCCCGTTAGACCGAGTATGAAAGTCGCCAAATAGTATTCAATGAGCAGCGTACAAGAAACCCGGCGGATAGCCGGGTTCTTTTAAGAGTATGCGGAGCAGTCAACAACTGTTTAATTGGCCTCCCTATTGCTCCATGGCGATCAAATTGATCCCGCCAGTGCCTGCGCAACAAGCCGAATGTAATCCCGATCCATGTCAGACACTTCTCTGTACCATGTAAGAAGATTCAACTCATCTTGTGTAAGCTCAGAATTTTCGCTGTTGGTTTTATCCCCGCGAAAATGCTCTTTTTCATCCTGATCCAATATGCCCATTCCATTAAGTGTATTGCGGGCGCAACGTTACTTAGGAGTGCGGAAAATCAAAACTGAAATCCGTCGTAACGAAAGTTAAATATCGACGAGTTGTTTCTTGGCGTTTGAAAGACTGGTGACTTCGGACATCGCACCCACGATGCGATGCACAGCTTTTTGGTCATAATCAGACAACGTTCTGAATTGCTGGATCAGCCGTTCTTCGGCCTCATCCAGTCCTTCAACTGCGCGCAGCAAACGTCCGCCTGTCAAGACGTACAGCACGTCCACGCCGGCCTTGGCCACGGCTGAGAGGTAGACAGAGTCAGCGTTTCGCTCGCCCTTTTCGTAGCTGCCCTGGGTATTGCGGGTGATGCCTCCCAGTTGCGCAAAGGCTTCTTGATTAAGCCCCAGCCGCGTCCTTTCTTCACGCAGGCGCTCACCCACGGCAACGTCCAGGTTTTCGTTAGATGCACAACTTTTCAAGCTTCCACCCTTTACAGGACAAATTGTTTGGGCATAATGGCGAAAAATTCAACCTGGATGCCCACGAATGGACACTATGCCCGCCCCTCTAACAACGGAGCAAGCCCGAGCAGCACTTGATAGAAGAGGAATCAGCCTCGCCGAGTTCTCTCGCCAGCACGCACTAAACAGCAACTTGGTCAGCGATTTGTTGAATGGACGAAAGAAGGGACGCCGTGGCCAGGCACATCGAGCCGCCGTATTGCTGGGCATCAAGGAAGGCACAATCGATTGATGGGCACACGCTCAACCACGTTGTTAGCACAGCGCAAGGATGCACTTAGTGAGTACTTACAAACTGGTCTGCCCTCACTGCCAATCACGAATGCGGATACGCACCAGCGAAGGGACCCACATTTTTTTACGCGTTGCTTATCTGCAATGCACCAATGAAGGCTGCGGTTGGTCGGTACGCGCTGAATTCGAAATGACTCATGAGATGAGCCCCAGCGGAATGGCCAACCCCACCGTCAAGCTCCCACTTGCTGACACGGCACTACGTCGTGAAGCCATGAAACAAGCCAGCGATCAGCTGGAGTTACTGCCGAACCAAGGACTGGAGACAGCGCTATGACACCTTCCCATTGTTCCCATGACTACCGAACCTGCATGCAGCACGCGGCCCGGGCTTATCTGTTGCGACATCGGGCAGAGCACTTGGCTGACTCCGAGCAGTTATTCGAAAACGGCGTACGTCACTTGATCGTCGCTCTTGAAGTGCCGGCCAGCCTCGCGACGAAGCTGGTACACCTGGCGTGGAGTGAACTTCAAGGCGACGAGCATCAGCCACCCCCACTCGACGCAATTGATTTCGACTTAGCCCGAACGCTGTAACCCCCGTCCAACACACCTCAACCCCATGCCGCGATGGGTATGGGTGAGGTGCGCTCAAAATTCGAGGTCTCTGAGGGTTTAGTGACAATGGAGCTTTCTAACGCGCTTCGCGCTGATGTGTTGCAACGACTTACAGCGGATTACGGGTTGAAGCGGCGCCTCAGCACCGATTACATGCGCGGCGGCAGATGCCCCGCCTGCGGCAAAAAAGAGCTGTACACCCGTCACTCCAATCCTTGGCTGATCATTTGTGGCCGCGAGAGTAAGTGTGGGCAGCGTTGGCACCTGAAGGAAATCTATAAGGATCTGTTTGACGACTGGAGCAAGCGGGCGCCCTCCTCCGATCAGTTTCCCACCGCGACCGCCCGCGCCTACCTGGAGTTTGCCCGGGGCTTTCGCTTTGAGTTGATCCAAGGCTGGTTCACCCAGGAGACGTACTATTCCGGCGAGTTGAATGCCGGCAGCGCGACGGTACGTTTCGCGCTCGATCAGGGTGGTTACTGGGAACGGTTGATCGATCGACCGCACCGATTCGGAAAGATGAAAGCCCGTTTTCAACCAGGTGAAAGCTACCGAGGGACCTGGTGGTGTCCGCCCTGTATTGAGTTGCTTGAGGTCAAAGAGCTGTGGATTGTCGAAGGCATCTTCGATGCGATCGCCCTGGCCCATCACGGCATCGCGGCCGTATCAGCCATGTCCTCCAATGTGTTCCCCGAGACTTCACTCAAGGAACTCTCTCGCCACCGCGGCGGAAAGCTCCCCAAATTGGTTTGGGCGCTCGATAACGAACCCGGCGCTCATCGCTACATAAAGCGCTGGGTCCGCGAAGCCCGCGCTTTGGGCTACACCTGCGACGCGGCGCAGATCCCGCAACCCGACAACCGCAAGATCGATTGGAACGATCTGCACCAGCGCTGGCAGTTCATCGAAGACAGCGAGCAACGCACCGAGCAAGTCGAGCAAGACCTCCGGACCGCACGCCACCACGGCGCGCTACTGATCGCCGAAAGCGCCGCCGACAAAGGCGTGCTGATGTACGAATGGCGTGAAAGCCATGAGTTTCACTTCGGGTACGAGAGCCGCCTCTACTGGTTCAAGATGGACTTGGAGAAATTCAACAAAGCCATGCAGGCGCTGGACACCTCCGAGCGGCATGAAGATCAGCAGCTCACCGACAAGCAACGTCGGGCCAAGGCGTTGCGTCAGTGCGGAGGCGTGGTGGAGATTGCGAACTGCTATCCGCAGGCCTTGTACTTCCAACGCAACGACGTCACCGATGAGTCCTGGTACTACTACCGCATCGATTTCCCGCATGACGGCGGCAGCGTCAAAAACACCTTCACTGGTAGCCAGGTTGCTGCGGCCAGCGAGTTCAAGAAACGCCTGCTGAGCATGGCCGCCGGTGCGGTATTCACCGGAAGTGGCAAGCAGCTCGACAAGATACTCAAAGACCAGCTCTACGGCCTTAAGACGGTCGAGACAATTGACTACGTCGGCTACAGCAAGGAATACGGCGCTTATGTGTTCGGTGATGTCGCCATGCGCAATGGGCTGGTTTGCGAGGTGAACAAGGAGGACTTTTTCGAGTTCGGGAAGCTGCGGCTTAAGACGCTGCAGAAGTCGATCAAGATGCATATTCAGCGGGATCATAAACAGTACCGGACCGACTGGCTGCCGATGCTCTGGCTGTGTTATGGCGCCAAGGGAATCGTTGCCCTAGCGTTCTGGTTCGGCTCGCTGTTCGCCGAACAGATCCGAGCCAAGTACAAATCCTTCCCGTTTCTGGAAGTCACGGGCGAAGCCGGCGCTGGCAAAACTACGCTGCTGACCTTCCTGTGGAAATTGTTGGGCCGAGAACACGAAGGGTTTGATCCGTCGAAATCAACCCGCGCCGGCCGGCAGCGAGCCATGGGCCAGGTGTCGAACATGCCGGTGGTGCTGATCGAGGGCGACCGCAACGAGCCGGACAAAGCACACGCCAAAAGCTTCGACTGGGATGAGTTGAAAGACTTCTTCGGTGGCGGCACGCTCGGCACCAAGGGCATGAAAACCAGCGGAAACGAAACATATGAACCGCCATTTCGTGGCGTCATTGCCATCAGCCAGAACGCCGATGTCAGTGCGTCTGAAGCCATCCTGACCCGGATTATCAAATCACACTTTGCGCGGCCGGAAGTCACCACCGAGAGCCGTGCGGCCGCTGACAACCTCAACGTGATCCCGGTTGAACAGCTAAGCCATTTTCTCGTGCTGGCGGTTCGCGCAGAACCGCAAGTCATGGCGAAATTCGCTGAGCGCGTGCTGGTGCACGAACAGCGCCTACGCAAGCTCAAGGAAATCCGTGTTGAACGGATCATCAAAAACCACAGCCAGATGATGGCCCTGGTCGATTGCCTGTGCCTGATCTGTCCGCTGGATGAGAACCAGGTGGTGACGACTCACCAGCAACTCACCACCATGGCCCTTGAGCGGCAATCTGCGATCAGTGCTGACCATCCTCTGGTTGCTGAATTCTGGGAGGTCTACGAATACCTCGAAAGCCTGGGTGAAGGTCCGCAGGTCAATCACAGCGCCGACCCGAAACTCATCGCTATCAATCTGAACGAGCTTGCAGAGAAAGCGGGTGAGCATCGACAGAACCTTACCGACCTCAAGACGCTGCGTTCGCTGCTGGTGAACAGCCGCAGTCGCAAGTGGCTGGAATCCAACAAGGCCACGTACAGCGCTGTCCGCGCCTCGCAGGCGGCCTGCAACACAATGTTAAAGAAGCCCACCACAGTGCGCTGCTGGATATTTAAAAGTGCCTGACACCGGGCAAATAGCGCACGACCATGCACCCACGACACGCAAAGAGCCAAGGAGGCGAGGTGTGAGCAGTATTGAGTTTTTGACGCACGATCAGGTCTGTGAGCTGACCGCTGCACGCACAAGAGCCGGTCAACTGACTGTATTGAGCAAAAACGGCATCCGCCACACGATCAAACGAAATGGATGGCCGTGCGTAACCACGGCCGCGTTGATCGACAGCAAACAGAGCCAATCAATGGTGCCGGCCACCTGGCAGCCAAGGAAAGCACTGTAAATGGGTCGTAAGCCATCGAAACCGGACAGCATCGCTCGCTTAAGGAAGCGCAAACAACGCAGTGGGGTTATTTATTACTACTACGACACTGGATCAAAGCCACGTCGAGAGATCCCACTGGGCTCAGATTACGGTCTGGCCATCTTTGAATATGCCAAGCTGGAGAAATCCAGGGTCTCGTTTGAGTTGGCGAAAACAGTGCTCACCTTCGAGTATGTGGCCAATCTCTATATGGATGAAATTGTGCCAACAAAGGCTCCTGCCACCCAAAAAGACAACGCACGCGAATTGAAGCAGCTGCTCGTTTTCTTCAACGATCCACCTGCCCCGCTTGAGGCAATTGAACCTCAACATGTCAGGCAGTACCTGCGATATCGCTCAAAAACAGCGCCTGTCCGGGCCAATCGTGAAAAAGCACTGCTCAGCTCAATCTGGAACTTCGCACGTCAGAGCGGATACACAGCCTTGGCCAACCCATGTTCGGGGATCAAAGGTAACAAAGAAACTGGTCGGGACATATATGTGGAAGACGACCTTCTGCTGAAGGTGTATCAGCACGCAGAGCAACCGCTAAAAGACGCCCTGGACCTGTTCTATCTCACGGCACAGAGGGTTGCCGACACGTTGAAAATGGACGAGCGAGACATTCGCGATGGTCAGCTTGCGGTTCAGCAAGGGAAAACTGGCGTGAAGCGGCGTATAGAAGTAGTCGGTGAATTGAAAGTTGTGATTGACCGGATTATGGCTCGCAAGGCCGGCTACAAGATTCGATCTACTCGCTTGGTTGTGATGGAGAACGGCCAGCCGATTACGACAAGCATGCTCAGAAAAAGATTTGATGATGCGCGCGAAGCCGCTGGCATTCCGAAAGCTGACTTTCAAATGCGCGATTTGCGGGCGAAGGCGGCGACGGACAAGGAGGAGTCGACAGGCAATATACGGGCAGCCCGCGATCAACTTGGGCACACCACTGTCGGTATGACAGAGCAGTACATTCGGATGCGTAAAGGGATGAAAGTCACACCGACGAAATGACCGATGGTAGCGAGTTGCGGAGCAGAGATTGGATTTTGCGGAGCAAAGAAATAAGGGCTTACGTGAGGTATATCACGTAAGCCCTTGATATTCATGGTGCCCGAAGCCGGAATCGAACCGGCACGCCCTTACGAGCGGGGGATTTTAAGTCCCATGCGTCTACCAGTTTCGCCATTCGGGCGGTAGCGCGGTGAAGCA